TTGTATTATCGAGATGATAATTCACCATATTATATCGGCGAGCGGGCCTATACCACTTCCACCGCTGGTGCACATACCCATACGGTATCCGTAGGCTATTCTGGCGGAGGTTCCAGTTTTAGTATCTTAAATCCTTACGTTGGAAAGTATGTTTGGAGGAGGATTTCTTAAATGGCGTTAGGCATCGTAAAAGGATTTTTACAGGAAGAGTCTGTTCCTCCCGTTGGTTTTGTCTGGAAAAGTAATAGTTCTGTAAGCCCTGCCTCTATGTTTGCCAATACTACCTGGAGCCAGATCAAAGACCGAGCAATCATTGCCGCTGGCGGAAGTTACGGGAATGGATCGACTGGGGGCCGTTCTTCCGTGACGCTATTAGTGAATAATTTACCAAGTCATACGCATTCAGGAAGTACGTCAAGTGCTGGTGGGCATACTCATACAGCAACAGTTTCAAGTTCACACGGCTATATGGGAACAATGGGTGGCGTACAGGGATTTAGTGTAACAACAGTCACTACATCCAGTGCTGGAGGCCATTCTCACAGCGTCAGCCTGAGTAATGCTGGTAGTGGCGGAAGTTTCAGTATTTTGAACCCATATATCGTCCGTTATATGTGGGAACGAATCGGTTGAGGAGAAATTTTATATGACTGGTGCAGTCGTAGGGCTTACAACATCTGAATGGATTCCTCCGGTGGACTTTGTAATGGAGATGGCTGTATCGACAAGCCCGGCAGCGATTTATGCCGGAACTACATGGACACAGCTGAAAAACTGCATTATTTTCGCCGCAGGGGGCAGCTTCATAGCGGGGACTTCAGGAGGAAGCACGAGTGTAACCTTGACAACAGCACATCTGCCGAGTCACGGTCATACCATCAGTACCGGAAGCGCTGGTTCGCACACGCATACTATCACGGGTAATAGCAGCAGCGGCAGCTTTGACTCTTCATGGACCGGTATTGACTGTGGAGCTACGAGTGTGACAACCTCCAGTGCAGGCGGGCACAACCACACCCTGTATATTGGCAGCACGGGCGGCGGAAGCTCTTTTAGTATTATGAATCCGTATTATGCGGCTAATATCTGGCAGAGAGTAGGGTGATAACATGAAGATCGTAGACGAAAACGGCGTAGAGCTGACTGGTGAACCCGACCTGACACTGGGACGGCTGGTTGATGGCGTGGAAATCGTGCATCATGACGCGATTGCTGGAGTTCAGCAGGTCAGCCATTACGTCCCTATCGAATATCTTGCCAATGGCAGCACCATCGTAGAAGAGGTTATCGATGTTCCCGGTGTTGAACCGAAGTCCGCCTGGGATGAGACAGTGCCGATCCAGCGGTATATCAAGTACACGCAGGACGAACTGGACGAACAGGCCCGGCAGCAGGAGCATGAAACTAAGATGGCGCAGATGCCGGAAACAGTGGAGCAACTCAAGGCAGAAAACGAGGATCTGCGGAAATCCTTCACTAAGATGGAGAGCGCCCAGACCGACACCGACAGCCTGGTGGTGGATCAGGAGTACCGGTTGACCATGCTGGAGCTGGGGGTTACGCCGGAGGCATAAGCGCCGGGTCAGCCCATTTGTATCGTTTCGCTTATTGGCATACTGAAAAGGAATGCCGATGAGCGATTTTTTTACATTAAGATGGCTCATGCAGAACGTGAGCAGAAAGGAATCAAAATGGAACTCTACAACACCTGTGCACGCCTGATCGAACGCGGCAAGACCAACGGGATGCAGAAGAAGCTGGATATCTTCTTTGCCAACGACCGCCTGACCGAAGAGGAGTACGAGAAGCTGTGCACCCAGCTGGCCGAGAAACTGAAGGAGCAGGGGAATGGCTGAGCTCAAAGTCCGTGTCACTCTGGGTGATACGACCGTGAAAGGGACGTTGGACGAACTGATCGAGAGTGGAATTTTCAAAATGGAGTACGACCAGGCGGAGCTCGACGAAATCGTGAAAGAAAAAGTCGAGGGACAGAGAGCGGCATGGGAAGCTGACCCCAAAGCGCACCTGCACCAGATGACTGAAAAAGATATGGGTGCGCATACATTCAGTCTGCCCGGTCTTTGTGAGTACGAGATTCCTTGCACGGTGCACGTTGCGAGTGGATGCTTTGCTTCTCGCCCGAAGAATGGCGACGGGCTGACGGGCTGGATGCCAGTTTTGCTCTATACCCTGAAGAAAAAGGAGGGTGCAGATGCTTGACATTATTGACGTTTCCCGCTGGCAGGGAACCATTGACTGGAAAAAAGTCAAGGCCAGCGGAAAAGTAGGTGGCGTGATGATCCGTGCAGTTTCCACCAAGAGCGGGCAGCTCTACGTCGATCCGTGCTTTGAAGCGAACTATGCCGGGGCAAAATCTGTGGGACTGCCAGTTGGCGTATATGCTTACACCGTTGCGGTAACGGAAGGCATGGCAAAGAAGGAGCTGAACCTGCTCAAGACCTGCCTGGAAGGAAAGCGCTTTGAGCTGCCCATTGCTATGGATGTGGAGGACCCCCGTCTGAAAGGTCTGCCCGCAGCCGAGTTGACGAAACTTGTCAAAATGGAGCTCAGGGAGATTGAAAAGTGGGGGCTGTACGCGATCCTGTACACCTACTCGAACTTTGCCGACTACAACCTGAACATGTGGCAGCTGAACGGCTTTGACCTATGGCTGGCGGACTACCGGAACAAGCGGCCGACCCGCAAGCACGGTATGTGGCAGTACAGCTCCAAGGGCAATGTGGCTGGTGTAAGCGGCGTAGTGGACATGAACCATGTCTACAAGGATTACCCGAGTATCATTGCAAAAGCGGGTCTGACAAGCGTGAAGGGAGCGTGAACCCCACGGAAAGCTTTATCGTGACCCATTTCAACGAGGTGGTCTCCCTGATCATCGCGGCAGCACTGGGATGGGCGGGAAAGGCGTTCTACGCCACCATCCAGGAGCAGAAGGCACTGAAAAAAGCGGTGAAGGCTCTGCTCCACGACAGACTCTATCAGAGCTGCCGGTACTACATCCAGCAAGGGTACGTTGACTCGGAAGGGCTGTCCAACGTGGGGCTTGTATACGAGGCGTACCACGAACTGAAGGGCAACGGCACCGGCACGAACCTGTACGAGCGGATGGAGGCACTGCCGCTGCGGGAAGATCACACAGCCTGAACAGGAGGACTTCAAAATGGAGAAATACACCAATGCGAGTGCCGCGACCTGGGCGAGAACCATCTGCCTGATCGTGGCGCTGCTGAACAGTCTGCTGGCTTCGTTCAACAAGAGCCCGCTGCCCATCGACAACGAGCAGCTCCAGCAACTGGTCAGCACCCTTATCACCGTTGTGGTGGC